TACAAGCACCACTTCTACCCCTGGTTCTTACATCCTGAGTATAAGATGTATGCTGACGATATGTTCTGTCTTCCAGGCGATGACCAAGACCCTCTGCCGAATATACAGTCAGAGGAAGCTAATCTGCTACGACTACTGATAGAAACTTACGGTCTTGGTGAGTTTGAGGCTATGGCTAAGATTAGATGGCGGAGGTACAAGAAAGCCGAGATGGCTAGCCTTCGCCGAGCTGGAGACACTATGTTCATCTTTGAGCAGGAGTTTCCTGAGGACGATGAGACATGCTTCTTAGTAGCTGGAGACCAGGCGTACAGCTCTGACATTATAGCTGACAAGATTCATAACTGCCTTCCAGCACCTATAGAGAAGAACATTACTGCAACCGATAAGATAACAGGAGCTGTCTTGTCAGCTACCCTTGACATTTGGCATGACGTAGAGGAGAACAAGGGCTATGTCATTAGCATTGACCCTGGCAAAGGTAAGACATCTGAATCTGTAGGTCAGGTATGGAACTTCACTGAGGGCTATAGAGACAAGGATGGTAATGAGATTCCTCCAGTAATGCAGCACTGTGCCACTCTAGCTGGCTTCCATGACGAGTGGGAGATGGCAGAGCTTATGAAGGAAGTAGCTCACTACTACAATACTGGAGTTATCTGTCCAGAAGACAACTTAGATATCGTATCTCATCTACGGGACTACTCTGACCTCTATTGGCGTGAGGATGTGAGAACAGGTAAGTCAATAAGAGCTATAGGCTGGCAGACTAATGTATCAACTAAGCCCTATATGATAACAGAAGTCAGTAGGCATCTAGATGACATAGATTGCCAAGATATACGCTTCTGGTCTCAGTGTAAGAATATCCGTAGAAACAGAATGGTCAAAAGTGGTATACTAGTGGTAGGTGCTGACGACCATCACGATGCTGGTGCTATTGCTATCGTCTGTAGGGATGCTATGCCTATTGCCAGAGGCTTTGTAGGAGATACCACTGAAGGAGGCTGGGGAGACGGCTGGGGCTAAGGAGAAGTAAATGGACAGAAACGCAACTGTTGTAATCAATCGCTGTGATGAGCTTAAAAAGTTTTGGAGTTCTAGAGACTCCGCTATGAAGCGCTGGTACAGACTAATAGAGATGATAGACGAACTCAAGACTGAGAAAATGGAGTCATTCGTAGGTAATGACCCTCGGTCTTTATTTAACTTAGTACTGCATCTCCTTGATACTGATATACCTCATAGAATAAAGGACTACGATTCAATAGACCCAGAGGTAGCTACTGCTGTGTCATCTGTTAGCAGATTTTTCCATACTGCCTGGAAAGATGTTCATAACAACTTCCGCAAAACTAATCCCAGACAATCTATGCAGCGAGCTTCGCTAGGCTTTATGCTAGCAACTGGCTGGTATGCTGAGTTTGCTGCAGTAACAGACGATGGCAGTCGCTGCTATGCTGAGCCCTGGAATCCTATAGATGTCTATCCTATGTGGGAAGCTACTCTTGGGCTTAGCGAGGTAGCCCACATCTACCGAGTGGGCTCTAGCCAAGCTGCTAACATGGCTAAGCGAAACGGCTGGAGTCTAAGCAACAACTATGCTCAGTGGAGAGCATCAGTAGGAAGGAATGTTACTATCCGTGACTACTGGTGGGTAGAGATATCTGACATCTTCCCTTTCAGTAACGCTATCTGGAACGCTATAGCCATAGACACTGTACTGGTGAAGTTTGAGCGTACTCGCTTCAAGCGTATGCCTGTCTATGTAGCTCCAGTTGGTGGGCTGCCTGATATGGGTAGCCTGACAGAGGGCGTAATTCCAACTTACTCATCTACACTAAAGCTGCAAACTCAGGAAGATAGCAGTGAACGTTGGAAGGCTGAACTAGGACAGTCTATTGTAGCAACCAATGAGCATGTCTATCGGACTTGGAATAAGTGGTGGAGTTTTAGCCTGCAACTGCTAAGGGATACTGCTCAGCCTAGAATCTTTGAGCGGAGCAGAAGCGCCAAGGCAATAGTGAAGCCTGAGGACGTCTTCCGTCGAGGAGCTATATTTAGAGGAGGTCCTGACGACTCTGTTGACTTCATTGGTACTCCACCTATACCTCTTGAGCTAAGAAGTACTCAGCTTGACTTGGAAGCCATGATGCAGAGAGGTGGAGTTAGCTGGGCTATGTACGGAAGTGTCCAAGGTCAGTTAACAGCCTATGTTATGAGTCAGATAGCTGCCTCTGCTAACCAAGTAATGAAGCCTTTTCATCAGGCTTTCATTAACAAGTATGAGGATGAAGATAACGATATACTAGTAGACATTAAGGAACGTGGGGTAAAGCCTTATGGATGGAGTTATCCAGATGCCTTACCAGACAATGTCTACATTAGTGCTGACTATGAGGTAGAGATACCTGGCGACTTAGTACAAAGAGCTACTACTGCCAGAATGCTAGACCCAGAATTCCGTCTAAGCTACACTTATGTTATGAAGAAACTGTTCCCTGACATTGGAGACCCGATGCAGGAGAGAGCACAGGTTAGGGCAGACCAAGCTGAGATGCATCCCACTAATAGCCTGATAGCTCTGATACAGTACTACAGACGCCAAGCTGCTTGGCTAGACAAGACTGGAGATAGAGAAACTGCCAGACTGTACGACACTGTAGCAGATGCGACCTTGGCTATGCTAACTGCTGAGCAGGCTAAGGAGGAGCGACCACCGCAGCTACCTAGAGGCAGACCAGAGACTGTGCCTCAACGGGCTGCTCTACCAGCTAGAGCTACGCCTGAGGGAGGAGTGTAATGCCAAACGGGAAGCCAGCTGAACTGTCAGAATATGCTAAGAAGGTATTAGAAGAGAAAGGCATAGAAATTCCGGAGCTCAAGAAGCCTGTAACTGTTCCTCCAGTAGAACCTCCTGAGTACTTCCCAGGCTTTGGTAGGGAAATGACTCAGCTTGGAGTTGAGCAGTACCGAGCTCAAACAAGGCTAGTTGAAGCACAAAAGCAACTGGGCAAGGTAACAGCTCCTGTACGCTTCGCACCTTCTATCACAAGACCTACATTCTTTGGTTTCCAGATGCCTACATTACATTGGCAGGTTGAAGAGGCTGAGAGGAGAGAGGAAGAGGTTAGATTAGCTCAGCAGGGGTATGACTTAGCTCTACAGGACTTGAAGGCTACTGAGTGGAGACAGGAAGTAATGATTACTCTGCCAAACTACCTGTCTATCCCTGACTATAAACTTCAAAGTCCAGAGGACATACTACAGTATCTTCCATTAGACAGTGTGAGAGACGAAGATGTAATATGGCTAGCATCTACCTTTGACCGTCTGAAACACCTCTCTAATGTACTGCCTGAAGGCTTTGATGGGGATGCTATAGAAGCTCAGACCAAAGTACTAAATGAGATTCTAACAGCACCTAAGTTAGAGTTGAGAGCAGTTCATAATCTAACTGTAGAAGAAATAGCTAAGTCCTTTGCCTTTGGAGTGGCTGAGCTGCCTCAAGGTATGACTGAGGAACAGGTCAGAGGTATGCTTAGCCAGATGGACTTACAAGATGAGGAGATGAAATCTGCCAAGGACTGGCTAGCTGCTAGAGCTAAGGATTGGGCAATAGAGTCTGACCGTCTCAATCTGATTAGAGCAGGAACAGTACTGGCAGAAGCTCCTGAGCTTACTCCGCTAGAGTTCGGTAAATTGCTGGTAACTCAGCCCATGATGGCTACGGTGGAGTTGCTGGATAAGTACTTTAGCATACTGCCAAGACCATTAGCAGCAGCTGCTATCATAGGAGCTCATAGACTGTTCAAGACACCAGAGGATGTAGCAGCTGCTAGGCTTGAAGAAGAATACGACTTCTACCGCTCTATGGGTGAGAGCAGCTGGTCTTCATATGCCAAAGCCTTTAACAGTTGGGATGCTCCTTGGTATGCTAAACTAGGTACTGAGATATTCTTTGACCCAGTTAGCTATATTGGATTAGGTATGGCTACTGCTCTTGGCTACAAGCTGGGTACTGGGCTTACTAAGGCAGGTGTTGGAGGTCTAGGTACTAGGATAGGTCCTTGGGTGGGAGCAATAGAGAATGGCTATATAGCAGGTGCAGATGCCATCTTCAAAGCTGGTGTAAAGGTAGTATTATCTCCTGTCAAAGGGGCATTCTGGCTAACTGGTGCTGGCTATCAGATTCCTAGAACTTTCACTATGATGGCTAGGAACTTTGCCAGAGATAGCTATATGAAGCTTAGTTCAGTACTACAACGCACTTATCCTGAAGTCCGTAATATGAAGGGACTGACAGCTAAGGATGCTATTGATACTGCTACTAATGCTGTTGACCAGGCTATAGCAAGACCTATGGAAGGTTGGGATGCAGCAGTTAAAGCAGGCACTCCTATGTTGGAGTTTAACTACATAGATGACGCAGCTGCGCTCAGGCTGACTAGGGGTATAGTTGAGGAAGTAACCTTTGACACTAACCGCTTGGCTCGCCTCAACAACGAAGTACTCAATATGTTTAGCGGTCAAGGTGAGAGGATAACAGCTGGCAAGATGATAGCTGACCTTGGGCAGGAAGCTACTGAGGAGATGGTAGAGAAGTTATCAGCTAAGCTAGTATCCTTCAGGCAAGGTGTGGCTGATAAGGCTAAGGCTGCTCTCAAGGGTGATACAGCATCTGACGTCCTCATGAACACGTTTAATAGGCTAGAGGGTATCCGCTATACTAATCTACATAGTCCTCTAACTAAATATATGAGTCAAGCTGGTAGGTCAGCTTCTTGGCATAGCAGGGTAGCTGACAGAGTATTGTACTCATCTGCTCTGGTGGCTCTAGAACGCCGACTGGTAATACCTATAGCCCGCTGGAATCTGCTGTTTACTAACTTCGGTCCTTATAACTTCCTTGAGAATATGCAGAGGAGCTTCCTGGGCGGAGCAGAAGTATTGTATCCTAGAAGCTATAGTGGAGTAGCGGAAACTAACCGCTTATTCAAGGGACTAGCAAACGCTCCCTATGAGTTGCAGATGTTTGAGAGAGGTGAGCTACGACTAGCTCAGGCTGTAGTAGACCCGAAGACTGGTAGAACAGCAGTATTCAAAGGCGGTAAAGTACCATTCATTACTAGGGAAGTAGTTATACCTGAGAAGGTTCCTTTCTTAGGAGGCAAGACTATAGGTGCTAAGATGAACATAGCAGGCAGAGACCATTATCTTGCCTCCTTCCAAGATGCCTACGATATGTGGGCTCACTTTAATGCTGTGCAGGTAGCTTATGACTACCAAGTTCACTATATGAAAGCATTAGCAGACATAGCTCCAAACGATATGAGAGGCTTGACAGAAGTATTAGCTAAACATAAGTCCGCACTAGACGACATAGCTGCTATCCATCCTAGCGATGCTAGGGATATAGAGCGAGTACTACTAGCAGACTCTACTGTAGGACCTGAGGCAATCAGAGCTCATCAGGCTCTGGATGTTCTAGAGTTTGAGCGCAGGCAGATTAGCAAAGACTTAGGCAAGACCTTTGATAAGTGCACTGATGTCCGTATGACTACCAAGAAGGGCATTAGAGATGATGTACTTGACGGTAGCATCTTTGATGACATAGATGGTAAGATGGCTGCCTTTGTAGAACAGGAGAGGGAGCTCTCATTAGTTAGCCTAAAAAATCAGATTAACGTGCTGAAGGATGAGGCAGATAACTTCTTAGCTAATCCTCCCAGGAATCTAGATGAGTTCCTTGGAGATATGCAGAACATATCATCTATGGTAGAAGGTACTGGGGAGAGAATATATGACTACCGCAAACTAACAGAGCTGAGAAAAGCTAAGCTACTCCCAGGTGAGATGGATGACTTTGAAGTCGGCTCAGCTAAGCTGCTGGCAGAGTTCATGGAGACATCTGAAGCAGACCTAACTAGGATAATGAACCAGCTAACTAAGGGTGCCGAGGGAGCTGGTCTGAATGAGGCTCAACTAGCTCGTCTCACTGACCTTGATTCTGTTAGCCGCCTTGAACTAGAGAACATCTTAGCAACTCGCAACAAGATAGCTGAGATAGAAGCAATCATTCCTAGAACTGCTAAGAAGGCTCGTACTGACCGCTTCTGGACTCAGCAGCGAGCTCAGAAAGCTACTATCTGGGATGAGTTTGATGCTAATGCTAGGAAGTTCAAGAGCCTTAGATTGAGAGCTAGCCGTAACTTCCTTAACTCAGTAGACAAGACTGTATTCACTCCTGACTATATACCAGAAGTAGTTACAGAACTAACTCCTAACCATCTGGCTTATCTGTATGGCTGTACTGGGGATGACTTATATAGAGGACTTACTAGAGTCCAGCATCATATAACTATCCGTCCTAGAGAGGACTTCATACTCCATACTGTAGAACAGGCAGATGCTTATGCTGCTAAGCTGGGTAAGAGTGCAGCTGACATAGGCTTTACTGACGATGCTATTGGAGAGGTCTATGACCAGCTCTGGCGTAATCTTGGAGTTGAGCCTACTATACTGACTCCTGATTCTCCTACAGTGATGCAGCTGGAAGAGATAAGACAGGAGATAACTAGACTTCATGCTGCTAACAAGATTCCAAAATCTGATATAGCCAAGTGGCGTCAGTATATCAACTCAGTGGCAGATGATGTAGAGAAACTGCCAGCGCATACTACCGCTAAGGAGCAGTGGTGGTCTACCAAAGAATCTGCTATAGCTAAAGCTCGTGAGCAACATGCTCTAGCCTATCCCACCTACGACGATGCTAACATCATAGACGAATCTATGCGAGCTCTCTTCCCATTCTGGAACTATGAGTGTACTTTGCCGAGTACAAAAGCCTTGACAAAGTCAGGATGGAGGCACTACACTGAACTGGAAATAGGTGAGGATATTCTAACAGTTAATCCTACTACTCTAGTATCTGAGTGGCAACCTGTCCAGAGGATAGTAGAGTACGACCATGATGGCGACTTGATGGTTATACCTGCTAAAGGCAAGGACATTAAGTTTACTCCTGACCATAGGTGGCTTGTTATCAATGAGCATGATTCTACTCCGAGGATTAAGAGAGGCTGTGAGTTGACTGATACTTATGACATGATACCTAGAGCATTACATCACCAATTTCCTATTGGCTCTGTTCTAGACACTAGGTTAGCTGCTATACTTGGATGGGTAGTTACTGAGGGCTATCTAAATAATCCTAAAACTCAAAGACCCTACTTCGTAATCTATCAAAGTCGCTATGGCTACATTGATGAGATAGAAGCTGCTACTGGCACTAGAGCTAAGCCTCGTAGCAAGACTAATGACCCAGATAATATGGTTATCCGAGTTAGTGCTGATGATACTGCTGAAATACTAAAGGCGTACTTGGGTAAGTCAACTTTACCTGAACTAATATCTCGGCTATCTAGAGAAGCTGCTGAAGCTATGTGGAGGGCTATGAAGCTAGGAGATGGGAGTTATGAGGAAGCTTACAACGGTCTTGCTATAGATAGATTCCATCAGCAACCAGGTCCTGTATCAGATTCTTTCCAAATGCTATCAATCCTGCTAGGCTATGCTATTACAGTTAGTGAGAATAGTGGTCTTGATAATATATACTTTATAAATAACAGAAAGCAGTATCAATCTAAGCAGTGTAGGCGAATGAGGACCGAGCACTATACTGGTAAGGTATGGTGTCCTGTAACTCCTAATGGAACTTGGTTTGCTAACTTCAACGGTTGTATTCTACCTACAGGTAATTGTTTCAGGTGGCGCTGGATACCTAGGACTGCTATGCGGACTCCTGGCACTATAACAAGCTTAGCCAAATATGTAGAAAACACAGACCAAGGCTACCTACCAGTACCTAACACTGACTTGCAGATGAATATGCTGAGAGGTTCTGTCTGGATGGGCGGACTCAGAAGCTTCTACCTCCGAGACTTCCCTGAGTACTACGATGTCTTCCCTGGTATGGAGTTTATAGACTACATAGGTAGAGCAGGCTTCTTCCCAGGTATCCATGTTATGCTTCCGATAGTAGCCTTTGGTGCTGCTGTTGGCAAGCCTGAAATAGGTCAGCTAGCTCCTGCCTGGGTAAGAACAGGTCTCAGTGGACTACGTACTCTATCTCCTGAGCATATAGGAGCAGTACTAGAACATATCTACCCTGACCGCTTTAGAGACTATATGGTAATGCTTACACTGGGTGAGGAAGGCTATGACGCTGACCTTATCTGGCGGAAGAAGCAGACTGGTGAGAAACTGACTCCAGAGGAAGAGAAACTCTGGCTAAAGGCTGTCGCCCGAGTTGATGGAGTTAAGGGTATACTGATGCAACAGACTGGACTCTTCCGTATAAGACCTCAGGAGTTCACAGAAATCCGCAGGGAAATGAGGCTAGCAATAGAGGAAGCTACTGGAGTACCTGTAGCAGTCCAAGACCAGATTGACCGCCAGTATCCAGTAACAGGCAGGCGCTTCTCAGACTACTACCATCTGGACGTCTATCAGCAGAAGCTACTCTATGAATGGGAAACTTACCGTCGTTGGCAGGGGGTCACTACTCCTCTCTATCCTTCTAGCTGGCAACTGTTGGATGTCAAGGTCAGAGACTACTACGAAGAGCTAGACAAAGTATACAACGAAGCTAGAACAGTCGGTGTCTTTGAGGACGATAAACTAATCCGTCCTAGCATGGTAGAGATGAATCGTCAATGGGTAGAAGGTGAGATAGGTCCTGACCAGTGGATGGGCTTCCGTAGTGACTTGGTAGGTAGCATGGCAGAAGCAGTCAGAGTACTCGGAGAGTCTCCTGCTTATAAGGATGTTCCTAAGACTTTTGAAGAACGTTCTAAGATGCTGGAAGAGCGCAACATTCCTACTCCTACTCAGACCCCTGACCAAGAATTGCTCTACTATTACTATGAACTTCGTCCTGAGTATAAGTGGAACTGGGAATCTCAGCGTATGGAGAGAGACTTTGATACCTACTACGCTTATATAGATGTACTGCTAGAGACTCTGGATGCTCCTCACCGAGAACGCCTATTACAGAGAATACAAGCTGACTGGACTCCTATGGAGAAACTCTACTGGCAGGTTAGCCGAGAACACATGAGACCTTATAGAAATCTCCGAGAAATAGTACTCCGTGAGTATGAGCCAGAGCAGATACAGCAGATACGCAGATTTGAGGTAGCTCCTGCTGCTGAGCGAGAACAGCTACAGGAGATAATAGGTCCTGATGGACTTAAACTTATATCAGGCTATCAGGGAAGGCTTAGAGAGGCAAGACAACGTCTCCGAATCCTTGACTCTGAGACAGATGCCTGGCTTAGTTTCTTCGGGACTACAACTTCCTTACTGACAACTGAAGCAAGAGAGAGGTATGAGGAGTTAAGGAAAGAGTATCTGACAAAGGAGATGATAAAATAGGAGATACAATATGGATACTAAAAACATAATCTTAGAGAGGAGAAATATCGCAGACTTAACAGCTGCTGTAGTTGCTCATCAGGATGCTAAGAGTCGCAGAATGGCGATTAAAGTTGATACGCTAACTCACTATGGTAACGGGAGGCTAGCTTGCGTAAAGTGCGGGTTCTCTGATTTTCGTGCTTTGTGTCTAGACCACATAAAGGGGAGTAGGGAATTAGGCAGCAGACCAGCCTATGGCGGTTCGGTACTGTATAGGCAGTTAAGGAATAGGAATTACCCATCTGGCTATCAGACTCTATGCTACAACTGTAATGCTGTAAAAGCTTATACTGATAATGGATGGTACAAATAAATAAAAAAACATTTTTTTATCCTTGACATTGGCTCCTGAATGTGATATACTGATAGTGAGGAGGACTATACTATGGAAGACGAGAATCAGGCGGCAGCTGATGCTTCTGGGAGCGAGGAGACACAAATAGCACCTGTAGAATCTACTGCTAATGTAGAGGTTAAAGATGGCAAGGTACTTGTTGATGGCAAGAGCTTTGTGGCAGAATCTCATCTCATAGCTTCTAAGAAGAGTTTGGAAGGGAAGTTGACTACACAGCAGACAGCACATGAAGCAGCCATAGATGCTGCTAAACTTGAGGCATCTGCTGCTCAGCAGACAATAGCCCAACTGAACGCTAAAATCACGGAGAACGAAGAAGCCCGTAAGGCGGGTGCAGTAACCGATGAGGAAGCTGCGAGTGTCAAGCAGGAATTAGAGACTGCTAAGAGCAGTATAGTGACTCTGACAGTAGATGCTAACAGGGCACTAGAGTTGAGGAGAGCTAACCTTGTACTACAGTACGGGGTTACTCCTGATACTATCAAAGACAAAGATATGAAAGCGCTTGACTCTTTTGAAGAAGCACTGAAGGCTGTATCTATAGCCAGAGGAAGCGGTGTAGGACCTTATGCTGTAGGTGGCGGAACTGAAGAAGCTGCTCCTACTACTGATATAGAGAGAGCAGCTAAGATACTAGAAGCCACACCAGTAAGAGGTGTCCGCAACGCTCCTCAAACCTAGAAATCTATTAAAGGAGAAATATCATGGCTGACTCGGGCGGACACTGGACTACTTTGGCTGCTGCCCAGAAACTAACGCAGTCAATGAAGATACCTGGTGTCTTTGAGGAAGATATCAAGCGCAACAACCCTTTGGAAAGGCTCACCGTAGGTCAGGCTGCTCACAGCGGTCTCAAGATAGAGTGGCTAAGAGAAAAGTCATCCGCAGTAACTGCTATTGAAGCTGCAGTATCCGAGATTGATATAGGTGAACAGCTTTCTTGGACTGAGGATGTGGACTACGATGAGAAAGAAATGACTCTTCGCCGCTCCTATATCCAGAGGAAGCTTGACCACTTCTTACCAGGTATCTACGGAACCTACAACAACTACGAAGCAAGAGTGCTTCTGGAGTCTGAGAAAGGACTCAAGCGGAAGATAGGGGCTAGAATAATCTATGCCGACAATACCTACACCAGCTCTAAGCAGTTCGATGGTCTCCATGCATTAGCTGCTGAGCACGGCGCTGCATATACTACCACAGCTCTCACCAACGACCCTAAGAATATAGACAATGCGTCTGCAAATGGGCTAAGTCTCCACTACCTCAGGGTGTTGATAGACGCTATGCTTCATGGCGTGGACGAGCTCTGGGCTCCTTATGAGATTATCCGCTGGATGGATGCTGCTTATCAGGAGAAAGGCTTTGCAGGTCTGGGCTACAACGTTGCTGGTACTCTCGGCATGATTACTATGGGTTACAATGACATAGGCAAGAGGGTACTCTTCTGGGACGGTGTTCCTATAATCCGAACTGACTATCTGGTCAGGGAGACAGCAGACTCTGGTAACGGAACTGCAGCTACTGCCAGAACATTGGATGCTACATCTGATGGAGTTTTCTCTATCTTCGCTATCAAGCATGGTAACGTGCTGAACCAGGAGCCTGGTCTAACCTATGCCTATGGCGGAACTGAAGGACTGGGAGACCTCTACAAGCTAGTCCGCTTCCCTGAACTGGAAGACTACGACGCTGGTGGTATAAGGCTTGTTAACTACGGTGCCTTACTGCTGGGCTCTAGCCTGTGTCTGGGAAGAATCTTCGACATAGCAGACGCTGCTATACTTGTTTAACCTTGGTAGGCTGCACTGCCCAGTCGAGTAGAGCAGATGAGGCAGAATAAAACTATCTGCTCAACAAATGGAGAAAAGTAAAATGTCTATAGAGTATGACATCAGAAGGAGTAATGGCAGGGTACTCTACCTGCCTGCCGACCCTGAGGATGCTAGTCTGAAGAACATAAGCTTTCCTGACGTCTACGTAGCTGATAGTACTCAGGGTTATCCTCTTTGTGCTATCTATGATGAGGGTACTGGGAGGAAATTCCGCTATGCTCAGAATGACAATAGCGGAAATACTCTAGTGCCTGGTCGTATGGTGCAGCAGAACTGGGAGAATGGTCAGATGACTGGTCTTGTTCCTACCGCTGCTGCTATAGCGGCTACTACCGTAACACTGACTATAGGTACTGGAGCTATCGTGGCTAATCAGTTCCAGAATGGTTGGCTTGTTGTGGAGGGACCTGTTGGCGCTAGTGCTGAGAAGGGCTTTATGTATCAGATTGAATCTCATCCCGCTGCAGCAGGGAGTGCTACTTGCGTCTTCACTTTGAAACGGGCACTGGTCTATGGTATCAGCACTTCAAGGAGGGTTACTATCTATCCTAATCCTGCTGGTAATAGAAAGTCAACCAGTTATGGCTGCAAGGTGGTTCCTGCTGCTGGGCAGACCTACATAGCTGTAGGAGTCCCAGCATGTCGTGTGACTCAGGCTCAATTCTTCTGGGCTCAGTATAAGGGCATCTGTGGTCTGGAGACTGATGGCTCTACAGCTATGGTCAAAGGACAGAGGGTATCTATAGGTGGAGCATCAGATGGTTGTGGGATGGTCTCAGGTGGCAATACTGACCAAATCTTTGGTGTCTGCATCCACGCTGGAGGCTTTAGTCGACTTGGACTTGTAGCCCTTGACTTGCCAGAGTTGTCTGGTGGCGGATAGATTAGTAAACAGGGAGAGAGGGAGTACTGATTCTTCCTCTCTCCTTACAGGATGGTAAAAAATGGGTTTCAAGAATAGAGACATCATATTCTCAGAGACAGAACCTAAGTTCTCATCCCCAGACTATGCTCGCAAAGATACTCTATGGTTTAATCCTACTACAGCTGAAATGCGAAGGTGCCTCAGTGCCAAACCAGATGGTCTAGAATGGGAGATGCTGGATAACTACGTAGTTCTGCCTAGCAAGGATGGCTTGACTGGAACTACCGAAGGTTCCATATCGAAGATTAAGGTATCTGGCGGGTATGTTAACGAGGTGGAGACCGAGTCTGAGGCTGTTACAGGCGTGTTTAGCGGGGCTATAACTAAGCTCTCAATCAGGAATGGCTTAGTAGTTGGCGTAGAGATAGAGTAGGAGGCGTAACTATGCCCAACCCGAAGATGGAAGCATTAACTAAAGATTCATCTGAAGAACAGATACGGGAAGCAATTAGTGCAGAGATAGAAACCTGCATGAGAGAGCCTGGTGCTGAGCAGAAAGCCTGTGCTGGTCGTGCTTATGGAATGGCAAGAGAGGCTACAGGCAAAGCTCTAGACTACGGACGATAACTAACAATAGAATAATACTAACTCATAGAGGAGGATACGAGGACTATGATTTACTCAGAAATAGCAAGGGAGCGACTGGCTCCTACTACAACCACAGGTTTCACTTCAACTAACATTCCGCCTACCAAGAACCATGTTCTCTATGTCCGTATCCAATCTATCGGTGGAGACATATTCTTCCGCACTGATGGGGAGGCTGCAACTATCCTAACTGGGAACAAACTTCCAGAAAACTCCGTAGTGGAGATTCATGGCAGTAAAGCTATGACCAACTTCCGCTGTATTGACTGTGGCGATGCTGCTGAGGTAGAATGTAAGTACATGGGTCAGGGAGGCTAACGATGGAGAAGAATTTAGAATTATCTGATGCATCTTTAATTAACCACTTTGGTAACAGACTGCTAGGTAAGGCAAATATCCGTCATAATGTCTACTTCGTTAGTGCTAGAAGTGGAGTTGGTGATGACGATAATGCAGGTACAGACCCTGATGCTCCACTGGCTACTCTAGAAGCAGCTTACCTTAAGTGCACA